AGGATACCTGACTCACAGACTTCCCTATGTAAAAATCTCTCATAAAATAAAACCAGATGAACTGACATATTACAAAATGGACATGGAGTACCAGTGTACTAATGCCCTTCAAGAAACCAAATGGAAGATTAATGAGCCTGTCCTGAAGGTCATGGAAGAGGCATGGGAACAGGAAAGAGTCATTGGTTCTATGCCAGATCACAGGGAACTTGATATCCCTCCAAGTCCCATTCCAAAAGGAGTTAGAAAGTCTCAGCTTTCAGAATCAGATAGAATAAAATTCAATAACTGGAAGAAAAATGTAACTCCAATCTACCATGAGAATATCAGTAGGAAATCCAGAATCCTTCAGTTTATCAGAACTCTTTCACTTGCAAAGAAATACAAGGAGTACGATCAGATCTATTTTCCCTACCAAGCAGATTTTCGAGGAAGAAAATACACTATAAATTCCTTCCTGACTCCACAAGGTACTGAATATGCTAAAGCTTTACTAACTTTTGCTGAAGGATTACCAATAGAGAATCAAGAACAGGCAGATTGGTTGGCTATTCATGGTGCTAACTGTGCAGGAGTAGACAAAGTAAGTTTTACTGAAAGAATTCAATGGGTTCTGGACAATGAGGAACACATAATAAAAAGTGCTGAACTAGGACTTGATTATGATTGGTGGACTCAATTTGATGATGCTTGGCAGTTCTTTGCTTTCTGCTCAGAATGGGCTGTATTGAAAGAAAAAGGATTTGGGGTACTCAGCTATCTCCCGATAGCTTTAGATGGCTCTAACAATGGTTTACAGCATTATTCAGCTATGTTGAGATGTGAGATAGGAGGTAAAGCTACCAATCTTACAAAAGAAGACAATCCACAAGACATTTACCAAGAGGTTGCTGATGTGGTATTAAGAGAAGTCCAGAGGGATGCTGAAGCTGATTGTCCCATTGCAAAGAAGTGGCTTAAATCAGATCTGATCAATAGGAAACTTACTAAAAGACCAGTGATGGTTGTACCCTATGGGGGTACCAGGTTTAGTTGTCAGAGTTACGTTGAGGAATATGTAGAAGAGATGCGTAGGAAAGGACATGAGTTTTCACTCTTAGAGAATGAACACATAGGAAAGTACACCAATTGGATAACCACTAAGGTTTGGTCTGCAATTGGTGAAGTAGTAATCTCTGCAAGGGAAATCATGAACTGGATCAGAGATGTTTCCAAGAGACTCTCAAAGGCAGGACATCCTATCGTATGGGTAACTCCCACAGGAATGTACATTCATCAACACTACAAAGCATTTAAGTGGAGACAGATTGAAACTACCATTGATGGTAAATTACTGAAGCCTGTTGTCCATGAATTAGATGAAGAAAGGATTGATAACTTCCGTTCAGTAAATGGTAGTGCTCCTAACTTCGTTCATTCCTTAGATGCTTCAGCACTCACCTTAACCATACACATGTGCAAGGATCATAACATACATGATTTTGCAATGATTCATGATTCCTACGGTACACATGCCCATAACACACCAAAGTTAGCAGAACTATTGCGTAAAGCCTTTGTTCAAATCTATACAGATCATGATGTTCTGGAGGATTACCGTAAGGCTGCATTAGAGGTTTTGGATGAAGTTCCAGAACCACCAAAAAGGGGGAATTTAGACATCAATCAGGTATTGGAGTCATCATACTTTTTTTGTTAATAATATCATTGCACTAGTGTCATAATTGCAATGATGAATTTAAAAACCCCTACTATAGAATAGAGATGGAAATGAGTGACCTCGAAAAAGAAGCTTTTTTAATTTTAATAGGAGGAGAGCCATTACCAGTTGACTTATATATACATCTGAATAATTCAGGAATAAATGCAGATGATCTTATAATGAGATTTAAATTGAACAGTAACAGAAAGGAACAAACGGAACTAAATTTAAATCTAAATTAAATCTAATCACTATATATATATTAATAATATAAGAAGGAGAACAAATGAAGAATTTGAAGTTAGTTTCACCACAAGCTCAGTGCAAATGGATTTGGTTGGATAAACCTCATCCAGATTATGATGTATATCAGATTACTCTGATGTTACCAGCAAAATCAAAGGAAGCAAAGAACTGGATGAGAGACATTGATTCTTGGGTGGATGAGGAAGTTAAAGCTTCAGGAAAAAAACCATCAGAGCACCTTCCGTACAAAGAAGATGGAGATAATATCTTGTTTAAATTCAAACAGAAATCTTCTTTCAAGGACTCAAATGGAGAAAGAAAGAACATCAAGATCCTAGTTGTAGATTCAGATCTGAAACCATGCAAGGTTCAGTTAGGATGGGGATCTAAGGTTAAGGTAGCTTATTCTCCAATTCCATACACAGTAAATGGAAAATCTGGAGTTACTTTGTACTTCAACTCAGTTCAGGTCTTGGATCTAGTTGAATATGATTCAGCAGCTTCCACAGGATTTGAAAAGGAAGAAGGGTATTCAGCACCTGAACCTCAAGGTGAACTTCCTTTTGATACTGAATCTGATGATGATGACGATGATGATTTCTGAAACCTACAAGTCAGGTTTAGAAGAATCAATTGCATGGGAATTATTAAGGCAGAAAGTCAAGTTTAAATACGAACCAAGGAAGATTAAATACTTCATTGAATATAATTATATACCAGACTTTCTGCTTCCCAATGGAATTATGATTGAAGCCAAAGGGTACTTCAGGAAAGAGCATCAGCGTAAACATCGGATGCTGAAACAGCAACATCCCGAACTTGATATCAGATTTGTTTTTCAAAAACTGAAGTCACGAGTTCAAGGAAGTAAACTGACATGCCAGAAATGGTGTGAAAAATATAATTTTAAATACGCAGAGAACACAATTCCAGAGGAGTGGATAAATGAAAAACCATAGAACAAAGGGTATTTTGAACAGGGGAACACAAATACATCAGAGTAAAAAGAAATACTCAAGAAAACTGAATAAGAGGATTTATGGAAAGTCGGTGTATCGGTCATGAGCCATGTCCAAGGTGTGGTAGCACAGATAATCTAGCTGTCTATGATGATGGACATGCTTGGTGTTTCACACCTGACTGTGGATATCGGAGAGGAAAGGACAATATTGAAGAAGAGGAAACAGATATGAAATTAATTAAAGGAAAAACAGAAGCTTTAAAGAAGAGAGGGATCACCAAAGACACAGTGGACAAGTGGTCTTACCAAGTTGGAGAATTCAAAGGTAAGAAAGTCCAGATAGCAAATTACAAAAAGAATGGAAAGACAGTAGCACAGAAACTCAGGTTTCCAAACAAGGACTTCTTATTTCTTGGAGATACCAAAGAAGCAGGATTGTACGGTAAACATCTTTGGGACAAAGGAAAGATGATCACCATCTGCGAAGGTGAAATAGATGCACTCTCAGTATCACAGGCACAAGGAAATAAGTGGCCTGTAGTGAGTATTCCTAATGGATCTGCAGGAGCAAGGAGAGCAATTCAGAACGATTTAGAATACCTTGAAAACTTTGAGTCTGTGATTCTAATGTTCGATCAGGATGATGCAGGACAAGTTGCAGTAGATGAATGTGTTCAGTTGTTTTCTCCAGGCAAGGTTAAGGTAGCTGTACTTCCACTTAAAGATCCAAACGAAATGATCCAAGCGGATCGTGGATCAGAGATTATATCTGCAATCTGGAATGCAAAGAGTTACAGACCAGATGGAATAATAGACGGTGCAGATACATGGGAACTGGTTAGTACATCTCAGAAAGCAGAGTCAGTTCCATACCCTTTCACAGGACTTAACAACCTTACTCAAGGAATCAGGAAGGGGGAGATTGTTACTATCACTGCAGGATCTGGAATTGGTAAGAGTCAGTTATGCAGAGAGATTGCTTACTCACTGATTTTACAAAACCAGAAGGTAGGATATCTGGCACTTGAGGAGAACACAAAGAGAACTGCACTTGGATTTATTGGATTGTACCTGAACAAACCAATTCACCTTCAGAATGTAGACTATACTCCAGAAGAATTAAAAGAAGGGTTTGATGCAGTCTTAGGAACAGGAAATCTATTCCTCTATGACCATTGGGGATCAATGGAAATCAATCACTTGTTTAATAAGATTCGATATCTCGTTAAGGGAGTAGGTTGTAGTCATATTATTTTAGACCATATTACTATCATTCTCTCTGGTCTGGAAGGTGGAGATGAAAGAAGGATGTTGGACTTTGTAATGACAAAACTCAGAAGTCTTGTTGAAGAAGTTCAATGTTCACTGATTCTAGTTTCTCATCTCAGAAGACCACAGGGAGATAGAGGACATGAGGAAGGAGTTAGGACATCTCTTAATCAACTCAGGGGATCTCATGGTATTGCACAGCTTTCGGACATTGTAATTGGATGTGAGCGTAATCAGCAAGATGAGGAAAATTCTGATCTAACTACAGTCAGAGTCCTGAAGAATAGATGGACAGGGGAGACAGGCGTAGCAAATACCCTACATTATTCCAAGGAGACAGGAAGGATGTCAGAAGCACTGTCTAGAGAAGAACAATATGATTTTGAAAAAGATGAAAAAGAGGAGGACTTTTGAATATTATACTCGACATTGAAACAGATGGGTTACTGGACACTCTCACAAAAATTCACTGTGTAGTAATCAAGGAACTAGTCGGACCACATTGTGATGTCCTTCAAGTAGCTACTAAAGAAAGTGAGATAAAATCCATCCTGAAAACTTTAAAAGATAATCATGTTATTGGACATAACATTTTAGGATTTGATCTGGAAGTCCTTAGAAGACTATATGATTTTGAACTTCCAGTGGATCAGGTAACAGACACACTAATTATTTCCAGACTTTTACACGCTGATCTTCGAGAAGAAGATAAAGCTATCCAAAGAATAGATCCTAAGTTTTGGGGATCACATTCTCTGGAAGCATGGGGGTACAGACTCAATCATTACAAAGGAGATTTTGGGAACACTCTTGAAGACTTTCAGGAACTTTCCCAAGAGATGATTGACTACTGTATCAATGACGTTCACCTAACGGATATTTTATGGAAAAATTTTGCAGGAAAATTACCAAGTGAAAAATCTATAAAATTGGAACATAGGATTTCCGAAATTTGTAATCAACAGGAGAAGTATGGATTCAAATTTAATGAACAAAAAGGAATTAACTTATACCTCAAACTCTCAGAGAAAAGGGAGAGTCTATCCAAGAAACTTAAAGAAGTTTTCGGGTCATGGATCATTGATGAGGGAGAAAGAAGGGAAGGTCTTTACAACAAGATTAAGATTGTTGAGTTCAACCCTGCTTCGAGACAACATATTGCTAAACGACTTAGGGAACTCAGAGGATGGCAACCCAAAGAGTTCACCCCATCTGGAGAAGCTAAAGTTGATGAGACTGTTCTCAAAAAGTTAGATTATCCAGAAGCTCAATTGATGAGCGAGTATCTAATGCTAAACAAACGCATTGGTCAACTTGCAGAAGGTGACCAAGCATGGTTAAAACTAGTTAAAGCAGGGAGGTTACATGGAAAAGTCAACACGATGGGAGCGCAAACTTCAAGATGTTCTCATTCGACACCTAACATTGCTCAAGTTCCGAATTTCAACGCACCCTTTGGGAGAGAGTGTCGGGAATTATTTGAAGCGGATAGGGGAAAGAAACTACTTGGCATTGATGTCTCTGGTCTTGAGCTTCGGTGCTTATCTCATTATATGGCTAAGTATGATGATGGTGCTTATGGTAAGAGACTCCTTGAGGAAGATATTCATACTGTTAATCAGGAAGCCGCTGGATTGGCTAGTCGAGACCAGGCGAAGACTTTCATATATGGTTTTTTGTACGGTGCAGGAGATCAAAAGATCGGTGAAATCGTGGGGAAAGGGAAAAAAGAAGGGAATAATTTAAAGAAAAAATTCCTTCGAGAAATTCCTGCATTAAATAATCTTAGAACAACAGTACAAACTAAAGCAAAGGAGAAAGGATATCTCAAAGGGTTGGATGGTAGGAAAGTTCCTGTTAGATCACAACATGCAGCATTGAATACGTTGCTTCAATCCGCAGGAGCTATCATCTGTAAACGATGGGTAGTGGAGATACATTCACTCCTTGAAAAAGAAGGCTTTAAACGTGGACAAGATTTTCACCAAGTAGCATTCGTTCACGATGAAGTTCAACTATCAGTTAAAGAAGAATATGCAGAACAGATCGGAGAGTTATGCGTTCAGGCAATTAAAAACACAGGGGAGGAATTCGGGCTTAGACTTCCCCTCACTGGAGAATTTTCCATTGGACAGAATTGGTCCGAAACCCATTAACATGAGTAAATATAATTCTTCTATTGGACTATCAGGGGAAGCACTTGTACGTTATTTATTGCACATGTGGAAATATGACATCTATGTTCCTGATAATCCTAGTAAGACTGTAGACTTTGCAATTAGGAATGGAGATGAATGGGCAACCATTCAAGTTAAAACTACTGTGAAGCACAAAGGTGTGCATTTAAAAAGAGGGTGTTCTAAGAATGGTAGACGTTCCGCTTTTAAATATGATGAACAGGATTTTGATTACTTATTTGCAGTCAGGTTTCCAAAAGTTTTTGCAATTCCATTTATGTCGATTTCAACAATTTCATACATTGGATTTAAAGATTACATACAGTTTTCGTATGACCTGAATGATCCTGAAACATACTCTAATCCACCAAAATTATTATGATCGAATATTTATTATGGAAACATTTAATTTATCTCGTTTGGGTAGCAGTAACTATAGCACATTGGGGAGAACCACATGGTTTCTAGAGTCGCAGTAATTGATGCAGACATTTTACTTTACAAAGCTTGCAGACTTGCTGAAGAGGAAGTTGATTGGGGAGATGATCAATGGGTTCTTTGGTCAGATCTGAATGTAGTGAAAGATATATTTGATACTCAAGTAGACAGTATTGTAGAGGAGATGGGTGCAGATAGAACAATCCTTTGTTTTTCAGACAAAGAAAATTATCGCAAAAAAATTAATCCAGAATACAAAGCAAATAGAAGAGGAGGTAGAAAGCCATTATGTTTTAAACAAGCTCTTCAATATTGTAAGGATTCATATCCCTATAAAGTATTTGAAGGTCTTGAAGCTGATGATGTGATTGGCATTATTGCCACAACTGAAAATGAAAATGAATATGTTGTGGTATCAGAAGATAAAGATTTACTTACAGTTCCAGGAATACATTGGGATCTAGTAGAGAAAAGAATCTTTAGAATTTCTGAAGAGGATGCTGATTATAATTTTTTTCTTCAGACATTAGTTGGAGATTCTACTGACAACTATAAAGGTTGTCCCAAGATAGGAAGAGTAACTGCAGATAAAATTCTTTCAACTGCAAAGGAAGAAGAAAAAGATCTTTGGAAGACAGTTGTAGATGAATTTAAAAACGCAGGACTAACTAAAAAAGATGCAACCTTAAATGCTCGTATGGCAAGAATACTTCGGAGCCATGAGTACAATCTTAAAACAGGAAAAATAGAACTCTGGAAATGACAAATTATAATTTTGAACAGCATCGGAAAGATTGGAGTAACTACATTAATGATCAGGAGAACATGAAAAAGATTTATGAGAATGCAGAAGTAACCAATCCAAAACACTATGACAAAGTGGGGTTTGGTATTCAGCCACTTCAGTACATTATTGCAAATGAATTAGATTTTTTAGAGGGGAACATTATCAAGTATGTTTCAAGGTATCCACACAAGGGAGGAGTTAATGATTTGTTAAAGGCTAGAACTTATTTAGAAAAATTAATTGAAAGAGAGAGGATCAAACATGAAAAATAAATTACCAACGCAGTACCAAGAGTTCATTCATTTAAGTAGATATTCAAGATGGTTACCAGATGAAGGAAGAAGAGAAACATGGAACGAAACAGTAGGAAGATATTTTGATTTCTTTGAAGAACATTTAAAAGATAACTGTTCGTACACAATACCTGAGAAACTTAGGAGGGAATTAGAAGATGCTGTTCTGAGTCTAGAGATTATGCCATCAATGCGTTGTCTTATGACTGCAGGACCAGCTTTGCAGAAAGAGAATATCGCAGGATATAATTGTGCTTATACTCCAGTAGACACAATGAAGTCCTTTGATGAGATTCTATATGTCCTTATGAACGGAACAGGAGTTGGCTTTAGTGTGGAGTCTAAGTATACAGATAAACTTCCGCAAATCCCTGATGAACTGTACCCTACTGACACGGTGATTGTGGTAAGGGATTCCAAACTTGGTTGGGCTAAAGCCTATAGAGAATTGATTTCATTACTCTGTACTGGTTTAATTCCTAGTTGGGACACGTCCAAAGTCCGTCCTTCAGGAGCAGTTTTAAAAACCTTTGGAGGAAGAGCAAGTGGACCTGAACCACTGGAAGCATTGTTTCAGTTTACGGTAGATAAGTTTAAAGGAGCTACAGGAAGGAAACTCAGGTCACTTGAATGTCATGATATAGTTTGTAAAGTTGCTGAGTGTATTGTAGTAGGAGGAGTAAGACGGAGTGCTCTTCTTTCTCTTTCAGATCTTGGAGATGATGAACTCAGGAATTGTAAGAGTGGAGAGTTTGGATATGAGAATGCTCAAAGATACTTAGCAAATAACTCAGCAAACTATCATGCAAAACCAGATCTTGGAACATTTTTAAAAGAGTGGAGAAGTCTTTACATGTCTAAATCTGGTGAACGTGGAATCTTCTCTTCATTTAATGCAAAGAAACATACAGAGAAGTTAGGAAAAAGAAGAAAACTATTATCTGATTTTGGTACAAATCCATGTAGTGAGATTATCCTAAGACCCAATTCATTCTGTAATTTAACAGAAGCAGTGATTAGGGCAGAAGATAATTGGAAAGACATAGAACGAAAGGTTAAGTTAGCTTCCATCTTAGGAACTTGGCAGAGTACCCTTACTAATTTCAGGTATATTTCAACGAAATGGAAAACAAACTGTGAAGATGAAAGATTGCTTGGAGTTTCTCTTACAGGAATTATGGATAATCACTTAACTAATTGCCATGATTTAGAAACGCCATCAGATATTGATAATGTTTCAGAGCAATTGGAAATATTGAAAGCAAGTGCAGTAAAGCAAAATAAAGATACAGCAAAGGAATTGGATATTAATCCTTCGGCTGCAATCACTGCAATTAAACCTTCAGGAACTGTTAGTCAGTTAGTTGATTCTGCTTCTGGAATCCATACAAGGCATAGTCCTTATTATATTCGGACAGTCAGGGGAGACAAGAAAGATCCAATTTCAAAACTGATGATTGATCAGGGAGTACCATACGAAGACGATGCAGTTAAACCTGAGACAGGAGTGGTATTTTCTTTCCCTGTTAAGTCTCCTGAGAATGCTGTATGTAGGAATGATCTCTCAGCAATTGATCAATTGGTAATTCATAGTGTTTATTCTGAAGCTTATACGGAACACAAAGTAAGTCAGACAATTTCAGTGAAGGAAGATGAATGGTTACCAGTGGGTTCATTTGTCTTTGAACATTTTGATGGAATCTCTGGAGTCTCATTCTTACCATATTCAGATCATGTATATAAACAGGCTCCGTATCAGGATTGTACTGAAAAAGAATATAAATCTTTGTTAAAGAAAATGCCTGAAATTGATTGGTCTAAATTACCTGAATATGAGAAAGATGATTATACTGTTGCCTCACAGGAATTATCCTGTTCAGGGGGATCATGTGAAATTGTCTAATGATATCAATACTTAAATATTTTTAAAGAGAAAAAAGATATATAAAATCACTCATTTAGAAGAAACCGTATGATCGGAGCTTATAATATTTCAGAAGAATTAATATCATGGTTGGAGACTACTTTCCCCAATCAGATACCTAGTGAAAAGGATTGTACCTTGGAACAATTGAGAGTTCTCCAAGGACAACAAGAAGTTATTAATGTAATCAAAGCAACTTATCAAGAAAGTTTAGATGATGTGTATGATACCAACGGGTAGTCCGTCTAAGGTAGAACCTGAACCAGTGCAAGCTCTTTCTGGTCAAGGTATTACTAATCAGAATCCTTTATTGAAAGTGAACAAACCTTCTAAAACTAGGAGAGTAAAGAAAAGTTTAAGAATTAATAAACCATCAAAGTAAATTGATAAAGAGGATATGTTAAAACTTGTAAGTCAAAGAAAAATAAAAGAGAACTGGAAAACCTACAAGGAACAAGTTAGAGATGCGATGGTTTCCACAGATGGAGCTTTAGCTTTTGTTGAAGGTAAGACAGAAGAAACATTAAAAGGAATTTATTCTAGATTAATGAATCCTTTCAATCATCAAATGCATTTATGGATTGATGATGATGATTATTTATTATTAACACACATACAAGTTTGTGAGTTTACAGAAACAAAAACTTTATTATTATTTTCTTTAACTCGTACTAAAGATGTAGATAAAGAAACTATAATCCAACGATGGGTAGATGGTTATCCCATTATATCCACTTTTGCATTACAAAACGATTGCAAAGGAATTACTGCATTTACTGATCTCGATTATTTCATTAAGGTAGCAAAGAAATTAACAAAATTAGTAAATAAAGAAATTATAATCCGCTACCAATACTACGTTCCATTATGAAAATATATACAAAAATAATCTATGAGTGGTTAGATGGTAAATTGGTAGAACAATCCTCAGACTCTTTTGAATACGAAGGTGAACTTACTCTTTGCGGAGTAGGTGGTGGAGGAGGTGGAGGAGGTGGAACACTAAACCAAGTTGTTAAAAAAGGTGCAGATTTCACAAGTGATGTAGTTACAGACCCAGTAGGTACAACTACAGACGTACTTAGTGATACTGCTGATACAGTTGTAGGAGGTGCTGGTGATGTTGTAGATGTAGGAATGCAAAATGTACAAACTGGTGTGGAAATGACTACAGATAATTTAGCTGCTGGAGTAGATAGCCTTGCGATGACAGAAGGAACAGCTACAACTCTTTCCGATTGGAGAGAAAATATGCAGACTAATATGGCTCCAGTACAAGAAGAATTAGGAAGGTGGGCAGATGCTACTATTACTAATATTCAAGGTATTCAAGATTATGCAATGGAAAAAGCGGAAGAACTTACTGATTTTGTACATGGACCAAGACCTGAAGAAACTGTAGCAGTAAATAAAGGTGCTCTTAAAGGAGGAGTAAAAAAGAAATCCAAGAGTGATCTTGCTGTCAACAAAGGTAAACAAAGAGCGAGACAAACTTTGAGAATAAGTAACACGGCATAAATGAAATATAAAAAAACTAAAACTGAAATTAATCCTGATGCTGATTACACTGAAGAAGGTGCAGTCAAATCAGAATATGATAAATGTGCGCAGGATAGAGATCAGTATCTAAGGAGAGGAAGAGAAGCTTCCTTATTTACTATTCCAAGTCTGTTACCTGAAGAGAGTTTTTCAAGTACTTCAGAGATTACCACACCTTTTCAATCCATAGGGGCAGAAGGAGTTAATAATTTAAGTTCCAAACTTCTAATGTCTCTACTTCCTCCCAATGCTCCATTCTTCCGATTAGTTGTAGATAATGCTGAATTAGAAGCAATGTTAGCAGAGAAGAGATCTGAAGCAGAAGAGGGACTTGCAAAGATTGAACGATTGGTAATGCAAGAAATAGAAGTTAGAGGACTTAGGGTTCCTATTGCCGAAGCATTAAAGTTATTAATTGTGACAGGAAATGTACTTCTTTATTTACCTCCAAAGGAACAGATCAGAGTATTCCGTTTAGATCGTTATGTGGTTAAACGAGATTCAATGGGGAATGTTCTGAAGATAATCACAAAAGAATCCTTGTCTCCGCTTTCTCTTCCTGAAAGTGCAAAAGAATTGATAGCAGATCCTGAAGCGGATACTCCTATGAAGGATTTGGATTTGTATACATGTGTTAAATGGACAGGAAAAAATTGGAAAGTTCATCAGGAACTTAATGGGTCAGTAGTTCCAGGTTCTGAAGGAACATATCCAAAGAAAAGGAATCCTTTTATTGCATTAAGATTTACTTCAATGGATGGAGAAGACTATGGAAGAGGATATGTTGAAGAGTATTTAGGAGATTTAAAATCTCTTGAATCCCTTACGCAATCCATTGTTGAAGGTTCTGCCGCAGCAGCAAAGGTTTTATTTCTTGTAAGACCCAATGGAACTACTAGAGTTAAGACACTTGCAGAGTCTCCGAATGGTGCAATAGTCACAGGAGATGATAACGATGTATCTTCTCTACAACTTGGTAAGTCTCAGGATTTTAATGTAGCACAGCAAACGATACAGATGTTACAGACAAGACTTTCCAGAGTGTTCTTAATGAACTCTTCCATCCGAAGGGATGCAGAACGTGTTACTGCAGAAGAAATAAGGATAGCACATCAGGAATTAGAAATAGCATTAGGAGGAGTTTACGCAGTTCTTTCACAGGAATTTCAATTACCTTTGGTAGAGTTGTTAATGAATAAAATGGGGAAGGAAAATAAAATACCAGCTTTACCAGATGAAGGATTAAAACCTCTTATCGTAACAGGAGTAGAAGCTCTTGGAAGAGGAGAAGATTTAAACAAATTAGGTTTGTTCTTACAACAACTTGCCCCACTTGGACCACAAGTTCTACAGGAAATTAATGTTCCAGATTATATAGATAGACTTGCAGGATCTTTAGGAATTGATACAGAAGGATTGATAAAGAGTGAGGAACAGAAACAAGCCGAAATGGAATTAGCACAAGCTCAACAAGCGCAAATGGCACAGCAACAAATGATGTCTAAAATGGCAGAAAAAGCTACTCCAGAAATGGTGAAGGGAATGAACCAAGAAGCTATGGCAGAAGCACCTCCACCAGAAATGACTAATTAACCCTTTTAAAGAGGAGACTCAATGGCAGAATTTCAGCAAATAAGCACTCATGAAGATGCTCCACCACCTCCAGAAGGTACTAAGGAGCATGAACAAGCAATGGTTCAATTGGCAGAAGAAGCCAATGCAGTAGAACGAGAAGATGGAAATCCTTCATGGTTACCAGATAAATTTGCAACACCAGAAGATATGGCACAAGCTTATCGTGAATTGGAACAGAAGTTATCTGCATCCACTTCGGAGTCTGTGTCGGAAAACGATGAGGGTACACCACCTCCGCAGACTCCTACTCTCCAACCTAGTGCAGAAGAAGCCAAAAAAACACTAGAAGCACAGGGTCTGGATTACAGTAAGTATTACAATGAATACTTAGAAAATAATACCCTTTCTGAAGAATCCTATAAAGAATTAGGAGCAAAGGGGATGAGTACAGAAATGGTGAATTCATGGATTCAAGGACAACAAGCTATTTCTGAGAAGATTGTAGAAGTTGCTTATAATTCTGTAGGAGGAGAAGAACAATATAAGACCTTAATTGAATGGGCAGGAAACTCCCTTCCACAAAATGAAGTAGATGCATTTAATAGAGCACTGGAAAGTGAAAATCCAGATGATAGTTTATTTGCTATCAAATCTTTAAATGCTCAATATCAAATGGCGAATGGAATTGCGCCAAATCTTTTACAGGGATCAACTGGTAAAGCAGGAACAGATGCATTTCAGTCATTAGCGCAAATGTCTGAAGCTATGCGAGATCCTAAATACCAAACTGATCCTGATTTTAGGGAAGAAGTAACTAGGAGACTAGAAGCTTCCAACCTGATGTAATACAGTTACTCAATAGGAACACATACGAAAACAATTATTGCCCACTGAGGTGGATAACTTTAATTGAGGTAGATGTAGTTATATGAGGAAACTCGTTACACTAACTCATGCTAGTTAAAACTAGCTAAACTTAACCTTAATTAAAGTAATTTATGTCAGCAACTAATTATACTGGTCAACGATCTGGTATGGTCAATGCGGCTAATAACTCTAGAGCGTTATTTCTAAAGTTATATGCTGGGGAGGTCATGACAGCATTTCAGACCAAGAATATAATGATGGATTATGTCAGAGTCCGAAATATCAAGAAAGGTAAATCGGCTCAATTCATCATGACAGGAAAGCACAGGACTGCAGGATATCATACTCCTGGAAATGAAATCATTCCAGATACGGCAGCCAAGCATACAGAGAGATTAGTCACGATTGACGATCTCCTGATTGTTCATCAATTCATTCCAAATATTGATGAAGCAATGGCTCATTATGATATACGTTCTGTCTACACACAAGAAGCTGCTTATGGTTTAGCAAAAGAAGCTGATCAGAACATTCTCAGAATGGCTGTAAAAGCTGCTTTAGCAACTAATAAGGAACGTGCAAGTAAACTAATTCAAGATTATGTCGCATGGGATGAAGAAGATTTTACAGCTAATGTGACTTATTCATCAAGCTACGCAAATTCCAAACATTCATCAAAATTCTTTGAAGGTGTTCTGGAAGCAAAACGTATTCTTGAAAGTGCAGGAGCACCAACTGATGATTTAGTCTGTATAGTAGCCACAGATCTTTATTATCACTTGTTCAAAGCTGCTACAAATAGTGAAGCAACCACAAATTTACACATGTTTAATACAGACATAGGTGGAAGTGGTTCTGTAGTGGGTGCAAACATGCCTAATATTGCAGGAATTCCTGTTGTAAGAACTCCACATTTGGGTTCTGACACTGGTACCGCATGGACAGGAAGTTTATTTACTACAGCAAACCCTGCTCTCACTCAAGGCACAGCACCATTAGGTTCTGCCGAATCTAACAGGGCAGCCCAATACAACCTTCCTGCTAACTATGATGCTGCTGCTGCTAATGGTAGTACTTCAGGCGCAGTTGGAGGTACTGATACTAATGGTGCGGCAATAAACCTTCAAACCGAAGCTAATTTAGTTCGTGCTTTGGTTATGAATAGGGATGCAGTAGCAACAGTAAAACTCTTAGACCTTTCGGTTGAGACAGATTATATGGTCAATCGTCAAGGAACTCTAATTGTTTCCAAATATGCGATGGGTCATAACGTCCTACGTCCAGCAATGGCTGTAGCGTTAAAAGCTTCGCATAATTCATAATAACCTTCGTGAGGTGTGGTTGATCCTCTTGCCATGCCTCACTTTCTGTAGAGGGGTTAATTAGTTCTCCATACCCCTCTACACCCTTCTTTACAATTTTCCTCAAAAATATATGGCTGTATCAAAAACTACTAAACTAGATGCTATTAATTCCATGCTTATTGGAATAGGAGAAGCTCCTGTAAACACTCTTAACTCAGGACTTCAAGAAGCTGAAGTTGCTGCCATACTCCTAGATAACATATCTCGTGAAGTTCAGTCTCAGGGATGGTCTTTCAATACCGATATTCGATACAAACTAACTCCTGATTCTTCAAAAATTATTACCCTTCCCTCACATACTCTTCAGGTAGATACCACAAAAATAAAACGTGATTACAATACAGATGTAATAGAACGAAATGGGAAATTGTATGACCGTACCAAGAATACTTTTGAGTTTGATGATGATGTGGAAGTAGATATTGTTTTTCTTTTTGATTTTAATGAAATACCAGAAGTTGCAAGGAGATACATTACACTCAGAGCAGGAAGAAAATTTCAGGAAAACATTCTAGGTTCTGGAGAAATGACTCAGCTTCAATTCAAAGATGAACAATCAGCACTATTTGCCTTGAGAGATGCAGATTCTCAGACTGCAGATTTTAATATATTTGATAATTATGACACTTATGCAGCAATAGATAGAATTGGCATAGGTGCTCCTGTTAATGTACTCGATACACAAAGACGTTTATATAGTTAATTATGGCTTTAGTTTCCAGTTCAATACCAAATCTAATAAATGGTATTTCTCAGCAACCAGCCGAAATACGATTGCCTACTCAAGGAGAGAGACAAATCAATGGGCTGAGTACTGTTGCTAGAGGATTAGAAAAAAGACCTGGAACTGAGCATAAAGCAAAACTATCTAGTACCGCAGAAACAGATTCGTTTATCCATAGTATACGAAGAGATAGAAATGAAGAGTATACAATGGTTCTCAGTCGAGCATCTAATGGTACTAAGACACTCAAGATATATGACCAAAGTGGAACTTCTATTCCTGTAAAATCTGCACCTACTTCAAATGCTTCAACAAGTTCTAATGACATTACAAATTCAGATTTGGCATACCTTGAAGTTACAGCTACAGGAGGAGTTAAAGATAATATCAAAGCAACCACTGTTGCAGATACAACCTTCCTGATTAACAAAACTACTACAGTAGCCAAAGCAACTGCAAATGGACATGTTTCAGGAGAAGGAACAACAGGGTCAACCCAACATACCTCAAGTGCAGGATCAGATAATATAACAGGAAGTATAGATTATGAAGGATTGATATATGTAAAAGTTGGGGATTACTCAAGTAAATATGTTGTTACTCTAACTCCTACTGATGGAACACATAATGGGAGTAACTTTAAAGTAGGATTTCAAACTCCTGCATCCAATGTTTCACTTAACCAGAAACATACAGGAACTACTAATATTGCTCAGATTATAAAACAAGGAGATGACGGATTAACTACTGGAGAGGGAAAATGGGATGATTTTGATTCTACTGATCCTGCGGAAGGTTTTGGAGGTTGGCGGCCTACAACTGGAAGAGATGAAAACGGAACAACTGGAAAGAGTGAATACTATGATGGTTTAGATGCAATTGCAGGAGTATCTAATATTCCTTTTACATTTGAGTTAGCAGATAGTTCAAGTGTTATTGTAATTAAAAGTACAGAACCTTTCAACATTGCAACTTCTGATTCTCATGGAGGAAAAGATTTAGTAGGTATTACAACTAGTACCACTTCATTTACTAATCTTCCTGGAACTGGAGCACCAAATAATTACATTGTAAAAATTGTAGGTAGCAGTGATGCAACTCAGGATGACTTCTATGTAAAGTATGTTAAAGACGATGAGACTTGGAAAGAAACCATCGGACCTTCATTAGATACAGGATTTAATATTACAACTATGCCCCATCGTTTGGTGAGGTTATATGATGAACAAAGTCCTGCAAATAAATATTTTCTTTATGAATCAGTAAAAGAAGCTGCGGCTTCTAGTGGAGCACCAGTTAGGTACGGATGGTCTTCAAGGAAAGCAGGAGATGATGACAGTAACCCTTTTCCATCATTCACAGGAGGAAAGATAAATGATGTTACCTTTCATAAAAATCGTTTTGGAATCCTTAGTGACGAAAATATTATATTTTCCGTTGCAGGAAACTTCTACAATTTTTTTCCAATTTCTGTAATGACTCATTTGGATAGTAATCCAATTGACATTTCAGTATCAAATAATGAAGTTTCTATTCTTAAACACGCTGCAGCATTTGACCAAAGCTTATTACTATTCTCAGATTTTCAGCAATTCAGTTTAAATAGTAGTGAAGGTGCATTTACTCCTTCTAATGTGTCTGTAGACGTTGTAACACAATTTGAATCTACAGCCAAAACTCCTCCTATATCTTCTGGTAAGTTTGTTTATTTTCCATTTCAACGTGGAGAGTATTCAGGAGTAAGAGAATACTTTGTTGACATAGGATCTGCAGATTCTAATGATGCCACAGATATTACTGCACATGTACCTCAGTATATAAAAGGAGATATCACAAGAATGGTTGTGAGTTCTACTGACCAGATGTTAGCAGTATTAAGTGATGATGATTTAAAACGAGTTTATATATACAAGAACTTTTGGCAAGGTCAGGAAAAACTTCAAAACTCTTGGAGTCACTGGACATTTGATGGAGACATTCTTAACTGTGCATTCTTAGGATCAACTCTGAAGCTACTTGTAAAAAGAGATGACGGTATTTATCTGGAAGATATAAATCTCAGTTTGGATTCTGCAGAAGCAGTTATGGAAGATAAGACTTCAGTACTTTTAGATCGAAGAGTAAAACTTACTTATAATCAAACTGTAGCTGCAAACATGTCTTACTACAGGGATGCAACATGTGACACTACAAATAATGATGCAACAGTCACTATGGACAGTACTGCAGGAATTTCAGCAGGAATGAGAGTAGTAGGAACAGGAATCCCTGCAGAAGCTACTGTTTTATCCGTGACAAATACAACCACATTTGAACTTTCTGCAAATGCAACTGCAACTAATTCAAATACTACATTAGTATTTCTCCCAAGTAATATAGTATTTGTTACAGACAATGCAAGAAAGCTTACAACGATAGCTCAAGTAGATGAATACTTAGCAGATAGTACAAACACTCCTACTTCTAATATAGCTGTGTACGCAGGAATACCATATACCTTTGAGTATGAATTCTCTAGATTTATTCATAAGGAAAATGAACTTCCTGTACAAACTGCAAAATTGCAGATTAGGAACATTAACTTACTCTACAATAAGACAGGATTCTTCAACGTCAAAGTTAATGTAACTCCAGGAACTATCAAGATTCCCGATGGATCTGGAGGTACTACCGAAGTTACCCCTCGTACAAATTACTCCAAGAACTTCAGTGGAATGATAACCAATACATCCTCATTTGGAGAATACAAGTTACTCTCAGGAACCTTCAAAAGTTCTGTCATGACCAATTCAAGTAACTGCAATATTATCTTGGAAAATAATGAATACCTTCCATGTGCATTTCAAAGCGCAGAATGGGAAGGATTCCTACACAGGAGAAACCAGAGAATTTAAATGTATTACAAGGATCATGTGAAGTCATTTGAACCTTCGTATATTGATCTTTTAGCGGAGAACATGTGTAAAGGGGATAGAGATGAAGTATTTGCAACCTCTGGACAAAATCCTAGAGAAGCTCTTGTTTCATCCATAATGAGTAGTGACCAGTTAATATGTTATTTTGATGACGATAAGCTACTTGGAATTGGAGGAGTAGGTGTAGAGCAACGTGGAGAAGGTATCCCTTGGTTTCTGAGAACAGAATATTTTAATGTTTGGAAACAAAAGAACAAAAGAAGTTTTCTCAAAAGTAGTAGGTCTTGGATAGAACATATGGGAGAGATGTACCCTGCAATGTATAACTATGTAGACAAAAGAAATAAAGAATCTATTACTTGGCTTAAACATTTAGGATTTCAGTTTACACAAACTGTAGAACATTACGGATTTCTTAGAATCCCTTTTATTAAATTTGAAAAGTATAAGGAATATTTATGAGCGCAGCGGCAGCAAAAGGTGGTGCAGGAGCTTTTCGGGCAATTTTAAGTCAACATGCTAGGAATGTAGCAAATAAAGAATACAATGTTTGGAAGCAACGAAAAGACTTAGCAACTAAAAAGAGACTTAGAATTCAATATGCTGGTGCAAGGCAGAGTTTTGCTGATATTGACCGAATGAGGGTTAGTGATGAAGATATTACAGCCGAACAGAAAGTAGAAAATAATTTAGAAATGTTAAGAAGAACTGCAAGTGTAAAAGCTTCAGGAGCACCAGAAGGACAAAGTACTGAATTCGCAGCGGATAGGGCAGTGGGTGAAGTATTAATGGCAGAAAATAAATTTATTAAAGAAATGGAAGACAAAGAAACTCAGTATGGGATTCAGGAACGAGAAATAAAATTTGGAATGGATATGGCGTTTCTTGATGCACAAGCTTCTATTGATAGTACTAGTTATCGAAGAGGTGATGGAGGAGCACAGTTATTTATGGATCTCGCTGGTGCAGGTGTAGATGCATATGCAATGTCATAAGAAAGGTATTTAATGGCTCGACAAGGACTTAATATCTCAGGTGCAGCTCAGAGAAGAAGTGTTCCCCAATTAACTAAAGGTGGTCCTGACCATTCTGCGAGTCAACAACTGCAAAACTTTGCAGACAATGTATCTACCTTAACGGATAAAGGTGTACGAGCCTACCAGATGCAACAGGCTAAACAGGAAAAAGAAGCAAAACTTGAAGAGGAACTTGCAACTAAAAGGGCAGATGAGGAGAGATCAAGATTAAGAATTGAAGCCAATAGAAGACTACTAGAATCTGGTGGACAAGATTATAAAACTGCACATGGAATACCAGAACTAGATAGTGGAGCACCTCCTGACCCTAACCTTACAAAGTTTAATGTTAAGGGTAATCCTGACATTATGAATCCAGTGTACAGAGAGGAGTACGAGAAAGCATTCACTGGACGGAAAGTTGAGAAGTTTCAAAAGAAGCTAGATGACGGTGCAGATAAGCATGTTTCAGAAATGTTTAAGGTTTGGAAGAAAGGGTACACAGATGATAAATCTGGATGGTTAGGGACACCTTTTGATAAATGGGCTGCAACAGCTTTAACTGAGGAAAAAAATAAACATTACGCAGACTCTCTTGGACACCTTCCTCATATAGGCGAATTTGCAGACAAGATAAATTACAATTCGTATGAGTTAGCAATTGCCAAAGAAACTCAAGCGCATCGTGCAGAAGTAAAAGGAAAACTTTTAACTGATGGAGTTCAAAGTTGGTATGAAGATAGGAAACTTCCTACTACAAAAACAAAGTCAGGAAAAACAATTTCTGCGGCTACAGATTTACTTAGGCAAGTAGACCAACTAAGAGGTAAGCAACTTACAGAACATGGTGAGGAACGAGGAATATTTACTAAGAAAGAAGTACACGGTGCTTTCATAAAAGAATTTTCAGATAAAATATTCTTAGCAAAATCCTCAGACGATCCTATTTTTGATTCTATTGAAGCAGTTTTTAATAGTCCAGATGCACATAAAATTCTTGATCTAGATCCAAATGATCCGAATGGAACTGGGAAACAGTATGCAAATCTTAGGGATGCTGCAAATAAAAGAATAATAGAATTAGAAAGAGAAGAAAAAAGTAAGTCTGATACTGCAACTCAAAATATTAAGGATAAGCATACTGAAACAGTTAAGAGTATGCACGCTCAAGCACAAATTCTAAGAACACAAGGCACTTTGGATTTAGATGCATTGGATGCATTAAAAACACTCTATAAAGATAAAGAATCGTGGCAGAAAGGTGATCTGGGTTTAATTGATGATATTGGAGATGTAATTATTCAACTTGAAGGAATGGACCCAACAAAAGCAACACGGCAACAACTTACAGAAGATGAACAAAATAAAGTAAATGTATTTGTAGAGGAAATTTCAAACATAGATGATCCCATAGAATTACAGGATAAGAAAAGAGAAATTCTTGGGATGTTTGGTGGTATGAATGGAAGAGAGTTTAATGCAAAAATAAAAGCATTGGAAGGTTATGAAAAAACTCTAACTAAAAAACTTGAACTTAAAAAAGCTCAAGATGTAATAGAAAAAAATATAAGCACACAGGAGACTGCAAAACTACAAACTTCTGCCAGAGTATCTACCAAAGAAAAAACATCTGCAGAATTAAGAGATGGTTTTGATGATTATCAAACAAAGATTAATGCAAGAGAAGATCTTCAAGCTGTAGACAAAGAAAGACTTATTGGTGAAAGAGAAGCACTTATTTTAACAAAAGAAGATACAGAAGAAAAATTACAAAAAGCTGAAGATGATAAATATGATTCTGCCCAACAAGATAAGTTTTTTGAGGCAGATCAGGCATTTGATCCAGAGACAGGAAACGTACAAAACTTACAGAAAATAGTTGGAAAAATTAAGAATCCTTCTCTCAGGAAGGAACTAGGAAGAATTGTTACTGAACGTGCCAATGGAGTATTAAGTGCAGATAAAGCCAGAGAAAAATTAAATAAGATAAAAGTAGATCGAAAAGCTGCCAACAAAAAAATGTCGGGTTTGACAAAAGAATTGGGTGTTATAAAAGAAATGGACAGTACAAAGGGTCAAACAGCATTACTAGCACTTGAGAAAAAATATACAGAGGATGAGGATTTTCAAAATGTTATGAGTAATGATCCTGCCAACAGGAGTTACTTAGATGAGATTGCCAAGATACACAATATACTTGAAGCTAAGAAATCTCCAGAACAAAAAGAAGCAGAGTTAGAAGAGAGAACAAAGCTTGTAGAAGAATCCAAACTTGAACATGCAAAACTTGAAGAGAATGCAATTAAAGCAGTTAGACTTCTAAAAACAGCTTATACACCTGAGAATATAAAAGCTGCCGAAAATGCAATCTCAGCGAAATATCAGAAATTTCAATTAGAAGGTGCAGATTCTGTAGATACTTTTGTTTTTGATGAAAAAAGAAGAGATGCTTTACGAGGAGAAATTGATGATTTAAAAGTCAAGAATTCAAATAAGGTTCCTGATTCCAAAGATTTAGATCCAAAGAAATATGTAGAATATGAAACGGAAATAGAAAAAATAGCAACCTTAGATACTGATAAAAAAATAAAAGATGAGATTGCTCGAATAAAGATTAAACTTCGAGAAGATTATCAAGCGTATGGTCTTCCTACACAAGCATATGACGATCTTACAGGAATGCTAAAAGCTATAGACCCAAAAGATCCAACTACAGTTGATCCAAGGGTTGATGGCTTAAAGACTATTTCTTCGTACTTTAAAGGACGTTGGGGTAAATTCGATGATCCTAGTGAGTTCTTAGACAAAGGAGGAAGAGAAGGAAACCAATTATACGATCAAGCAAGAAGTACATTTGAAGGATGGTATACCGCAGAAACAGCAAAACCTGAATGGGCAGCAAAAACAAAAAGCCAAAAACAAAAAGCTGTTCAAGAGTATGTAGATAGAATATTTAATCCAGAAGCTGAAAAACGTGTAATGGGTCCAGATTGGAATTCTAAGTTTAAAATCTATGATAATAATTGGGATGCATACTGGGACAGTAAGAATAAGAATACGGATACAAATTTACCACCAATTGCTACGGAAGGAGGTAAGGGAGGAGACACCACCACTAATATTGTTAATGCAGGACCAAACCAAAGTTACAATTCTATATATGAATTTTTTGGATTTGAAGTTGCTAAACACACCAAACAGTACATTCCAGACGGTAGTTAAGTAAAACATATGGAACCAACAGAAAATATTCCCAAAACTGATCCGATGAGAGGTAAATCTTCTTTTGGATGGTTGGACAGAGCATTAGATCCTACTTCTGAAACTACAGAAGAAAATGAGTCTATTAAGACTATGGTTTTTGGGCCTGAACAAGATGGTAAATTCATACTAGCTCCGTCAATAAGACAAGAGACTACTCCAGAAGGAGAAAAGCACCTAGTTAAATTGGAAGATCAAGATGTTTATGACCGTGCTCTTGTGGAAGATGATTACTTACTTTTTGATACCCAAGAAGAAGCTGATCAATACAGTAAACAATTGAGTGACACTATAGGTCAACTTAGAAGAGATCATAGTTACAAACAACAACTTTCACAACAGGAAAGAGATAAACAGGAAATATCTCTCACTTCTGCATTATTACCTGATGAAGTTAGTGTCAATTATAATGGGTTATCACAGGTAATGATTGATTTAGCAAACCATCCTACTGCCAGTTATAAATCAATAGAGAATTTTTTAAATGCAAGAGATTCCAAAACTATAGGTTTTGATCCAGAAAATGGTCAATTTGCTGGTATGGATCTGACACGAGAGTTTCCATTATTAAAGATGTCAGGAGATGGTAGTAAACCAGTACTGTCAAAAGATAACTCGACATTATTAAAACAGATTGAACAACGGTTTCCAGTTTCTAATACAACTCCAGGTGCAGAGTTACTGAAGGAATATTTAAGAGAAGAGATTAATGAGAAAAAACGTCCTCTTCTTCTTCCACAGGAAAGTCCTTTAGTTAGTAATTTTAAGGTTGCCGAAAGTATCAAAACCTTTGTTAAAGGATCTGCAAAAGAATCTGCAAAGGTAGTTTTAGATCTTCCTGCCATTGGAGGAAACATTGGTTATTCTGCAGGGGAAGTCATTGCAGATACTCTTGGATTGATTGCATACACTCCTATACATCAAATACTAACTATTGGTAACAAGATGAAGGGGATGGGACAGGATGAAGCTGTTGCATTAGCAGATGAAGAAACAACAGAACTAGTTCAAAAGTTATTTAATTACGGAGTACTTGCAGGAGAGAAACCTCAACCAAATTCTATGACAGGACAATTACTCGCACCAATGGGTGAATTTGGAGTGTCTATAATGGTAGGTGGACCGATGGTAAAATGGGGTACAAAATTCATAAGTAAGTGGAAACCCATACTTATGCATAAGGGCAACAAACCACTTACTACAGGACAAGCACTTCAACAGGCTAATAAGAAAGTAAAAGATCTTCTAGCTCCAGTAGCAGGAGGAACATTACTCCAATCACCTGAACATAGACTAATTCCTTTTCTGGAAGAATTAGGAGCATCAGGAGAGTGGATTGAATTTATGAAGGATTCTCCAGATGATTCTACCTTTGCAAAAAGATATAAAGCATTTATAGATACATCCTTTGAATCTACAGGATTAAATGCTTTTATGCCTACTCTTCTTTTGATGGGAAGAGTTGCATATAACTGGAGTAAACCACTAACAGATGAAGCAGTAAGTAAAGCAGGGGATATGCTTAAAACTGGATCATCATGGTGGGATAAGATTAAGTACTTGTTTCCAAAAGAAGCTTCTGAAAGGGTTCCACATGCAGCTAGAAAAGCTAAACAAGAAGGAAAACTTGCAAACATCGAAACAATTAAAGAGAAAGCAAGAACAGAAGTACAGAAATTACTTAAAGCAGATCAAGATGGAAGTCTGCGTGGAATCATGCGTTCAAAGGGATATGATTGGGATGAGGATACTAGATCTATTGTTCCAATCAAAACTGTTGTTCCAAAACAACCTTTAAAGGGAGGAACAACCATTGATATTCCTGGAGGGACAAGAGAACCACTTACACTTAAAGATCTCGATGTAGAAGCAAAAAATAGAAAGATATCTGTCAACGCTTTAAAAAGAGAAATTGCAGAAAAAGCTGTAAAAGATCCTGCAAACTTTGAGGGTACTACTCATGAGATATTTAATGTTGATAGGATAACCAGTGATGCAGATCGAAAAAAATACTTCGCTCAAGCTACAGATATATTTAGTTCTCTTTACAAACAAGGAACTAAAAAATGGGATGAGACTTTTGAAGAAGCTGAAGTAGCAGAAAGACAAATAACAGCATGGATAGGTGAAGATAATATTGGCTCGTGGTTAAAGAAATTCGCTGATACATCAACATCCTTTCCTGCCATAATGCACGCATCAAGACAATATCTTGCATCAGAATTTAATCATTTTATAAAAGCTTCAGACAAAATAAATGCAATAAGGAACGAAGGAAAAAGAGATATTACTAATAAAGAATATGCAGAATACTTTCTAGATTTGTTCAAGTACATGGGAGCAATGGAATCTGATGTCAAGATTGCAGGAAATATTGGTAGAACACTTCAAGTCAGAAATAACATCTTAGGATCTTCGGAAGCTGTATTAGAAAAAATAATACAAGGTGCTTCAGCTTCTGGTAAATCTGGAAAAGAACATCTTATTGAAATTGCAGAAAATGCTGGTGAGATAACTGATCCTCTTCAGGCAGCTAATTTACTGAAAAGAAAAGGACCATTATACAATATTTTTGAAACTATCAAGTCAGGTGCAGTCAATGGGATGATAAGTAACATCATGACTCAATCCGCTGCAAATCTTGGGATCATGTCGTATGCCATCAATGAAAGATTTGAAAGTCTTTTTATGGCAACAATGAATACTATCTCAGGAGAATTCCGAAAAAGAACTGGTAAGACATGGTTAGGTAAAGGAGAAGGGATGACTTTCGGTGCAGTGAACGCATCAAACTTTGGATTATCTCAAGCTCTTTTGGAAACATTTGCAGGAGCACATTTTGGTAAAAGATCACCTTTAGGTTCTGCATATCGAGCAGCAAAGAATCTGCAAGTAGATTCCGTAACCAAACATGAACTATCAGATCAGTTAAGAGCATCCACACAGTCCATAAACTTACCTTGGGTAGGAGATGTTGCACTTTCCAGAGGTTTAACTGCAGAAGTATTTGGAGAGTATTTGGACACTGCATTCATGAGAGGAGATATAGGATCAGTTATGAAGCTAATGGTCAATAGTGCAGGATTGATCCAAACTGCCGCAGGAAGAGCTATTGTAGCAACTGATGGTTTCTGGAGAAACATTATTGAACGAATGGAGTTACATAAACTCTCCTATATCGAAGCAACAAATATCGAAAGAAAAATTGCAGAGCAAGCAGGAGAAGCTTTAGATCCTAAAAAGGTAGAGGAAACATATATGTATATGATCAGGAATCCTGATGAAGAACTTCTTAAAAGAGCAAGGAGTGGAGCACAGATAGGATTAATGCAGGAGACTCCTAATGGGGTTCTGAGGAGGGTAGAGAAATACAAAAATGAAACCTCAGACTTCAGAGGAGCAAAGGATTGGATTGTTAGTCATAAAGACCCAATTAAATATAAGACTTTAGATAAAGAAACTGCTTTAAATATAGGAGAAAATGTAGTCAAAGGTGCAGTAAATATTACAGACAATACTGCAAGAACTTTTGTTGCATCCAAGTTTTCCTTCATGCGTACAATGACCAACATTTACAAACAGTATTTGTGGGAGAGAGGAATTCCTAAGTTTCTCAGGCAGCTTCATCCAGAGAATGCTAAGAGGTTCATGAGTGATGAACTGTACCGTCAGGAAACTCTTGCAAAGATAGGATCAGGAGCAATGATTACTTCAATGGGTTACACCATAGGCAGTAAATTGGATGATCAAGGAATGGGAGGATGGTTCATAGACAATGTACTTTCTATTCCAGAAAAAGTCATTGAGGGAGTAACTGGAGTTGAATTAACTATGGAGGGGATTGATGCTGCAGATCCTAAGACCAGACACATTAAACAAGTAGAAGGAACAAGAAGTCCAGAGATCATGTATAGGGATGAAAATGGAGAAGAGTACACTATGCCTTTAGACCGTTTAGATCCTTTAAAAGCTTCTATGGCTTTAGGAGCAATCTTTGGATCGTATCATGACCAATGGGAAGATGCTCTGGCATTAATGGATGATGAACAGTTACATCAGGAATCCCTAGACCGAAGAGAAGAGTTAAAAGAAAAGTTTCTATATGCACTTGGAGATTGGATTATGGATGTCCCAATGATGCAAGGAGTACAGGACACTGCAGGAAACTTTGTTCCTGGAATCTCTCCGTATGGTCCAGATCCTCAAAGAGAAATTACAAAGTTCTTAAACAATTTCGTAAACCCTTGGGTTGCAAATTACTCAAGTCTCCGTAGAGCAGGACATAAGATTCTTCAGCCTTATAGAACAATGTCCTCAAAAGGAGAGAAGGAAATGTATGAAAAGTCAATACCAGATCCACAATACATTGATGCAAGGGGAGGACTCAGAGATGACAAAAGACCAGAAATGGTTAAGAAACGAACTTTTCTTCAGAAGACTATTGATGAATTTGTAGAAGCAACAGAGAAGGTTGCTCTAATGGACAGGACTGATATTAGGAATCCAAAAGTAGGACAAGCACTATATGGGTTAGTTGGTCCTGAAGGAAATTTAGTTAAATACCTTCCTGATACCAAAGTAGATTCAATTGCACTAGGACTTAAAACATTAGGAATTCCTGTATTTGGAAGAAAACAAGTTAGTACAAATACTTCAGATTTAATTTTAGGATTAGAAGTTAACTATGAAGATCCTAGAAAATGGAATGCAGGGCCTGGAATTGTTCTTACACCAGAGCAAAGATATTCATGGGCTGTAGAAGCAGGAAGACTAAATAAAGAACTATTTAATAATGGTTACTTTAAGAGTCAGGTGGCTGCAATAAACAGTGGGGTTATGGATCTTCCAGAAAATAGGAGAACTAAATACAGATTACGAGATCTTGTAAAATCACAACTTATTCGTAATAAGCAACGAGCTTTGAAGTTTTTAACAAATCCTATTAAATACCCAAGAAATAAACAATTATCAGATCAATTACGACATGCGCTTCAACAACAATCCCTTCAGAATTAATTTAGAGTAATAATATGCCAGCACTAGTAAGACGAGGACCATTTAGTTATGATTCCTTAGGTCGATCAGGAACAAATAATTATACCTTAACAAATGCTAAGTTTGATGCAAACAATGGTGAAATCTTAGAAGTTCTTGTTGATGGTACTAAACTAGAAGGAGATGGATCTGTAGCCAATGCAACTGATGCTGGGAATAAATCTCCTGCACATGAATTTTATGTGGACAGTCTTACTGCCCCAACTAAGATTTCATTAGTAAGTAATGGAAGTGATATATCTTCAGTAAAGATTTATCGACTCTCAAATCGTTCTACAGCACAAGTAGACTTTGCACCTGGATCTGTAATCAGAGAACAAGACTTAGATAATAGTACAAACCAGACTCTTCACGTTGCACAGGAAGCAATGGATATAGCTCTTAGTGGTGTTGTACTTGCTGCCGATGATAAATGGGATGGAAACAGTAAGGTCATTAAGAGTGTAGCAGATGGTTCTGCAGATAACGATGCAGTAAACAAAGGACAATTAACTGCCACAGAACTAACTACGAATGACTACAAACTAGAAGCAAAGGATTGGGCGCAGAAAGTAGATGGAGGAGTTAAAGTCTATTCTGGTGGATCAGTAACAGGAAGTGAAGTAGATCATGCAGCTAAAGCATGGGCAATAGGTGGTACAGGAGTTACTGATACAGCTTCCAAAGGTGCAGCAAAAGAATGGGCTATAGAAAATTCAGGGACAGTAGATGGTACATCTTATTCAGCAAAAGAGTATGCACAAGGTACTCAAGCAAGTACAGGAGGTAGTGCAAAAAGTTGGGCGCAAGATACTGATCAAGTAA